ATCCGATGTTCTGAGCAATATCAAAATCGGACCATGAGTCGTCGTATGGGAATTCGACAGCAGGCGGGTCGGGGAACAGTTCTTCAAGATTCTCATCGAGACGTGGGACATCATCGGGGAAGGTGGGGATGGTGAAGTTGGGGTCCCAGCCTTCGGGCAAGTTGTCTGGGTCGCCGTCTTCAGTGATCTCTCCTATGGCGACCAGGTAGGCGTAGAGGGCGGGAGGCATGTCCTTGTAGGTGTTGACCACCCACGTCTGGTCGGGTCCGACCCCCAGCCAGTGGGTGTCCACGTCGAGATACCAGGTGCCTTTATCGAGATCCATGACCGAGCGGACACCCTGGATGTAGTGGATGTAGGACTCTTCCGTGATCCGTTCAAAGATCCGCACCTGGTCGTCCGGCTCGAAAGCTGGATTGCCTGGTATGCGAAACTTGCCTTTCCGGTATGACCAGTGAATCCACAGGGAGACCAGGTAGGCGAACTTGTCTACTTCAGCCTGAGAGATGAACGGATAGTTGGGGACGAGCATTATCCGCTCCTGGCCTCCCAGCAGGGCGAGGTCGCCTGCGGGGTCCACGGCGGATGGAATCACTTCGCCCTTACCCCAGCCCGGCTGTATGGCCGTGTGCAGTGTCGGATCGTCTGCGGATACGACGATGATCTCCGAGCGGAGGTTGTTGTCGTCGATGGTGACCCCATAGTCGATGAGGACCTTGTTTTCGTCTACGGTGCGGATGCTGTCAGCCCCGATGAACCCGAATCCGGTGATGAAGTTGCCAGTACGCCAGATGTTGGGCATCCGCCAGACGAGACCTCCGGTAGCGTCGGCGTAGCAGATGAAACCGAGGATCTCTTTGATCTGGTTGATCCCATCCATGACGGATTTGTTGTCCCAGAAGGAGGCTGGAATACAGGGTGGGTCTACCGGATAGGCTCCTGAATAGGCGAAATCTCCCCAGACGCGTCCGCTGGTGCTGCCATCTCCCTCCCCTTCCTCCCATGCCCGGAGAATGGGGTCTGACAACCCGAACGGCCAGTAGAAGCCTGACCATGAGGCTAGGACTTTGACGATATCGGTGTAGTCGTTGATGTTGCCGGGGATGATCCGTTCGACATCGCGTGTTTCCTCCGTTTTGATGATTTCGGTGCGTGGCGGGATGTCAGCGAGGGCTTGGAATTCATAGATCGCAGCTCGGTAAGGGTTGTTTCCCAGACCCGAGTTTTGGAGGTTGGTGAAGGTGACTCGCACCTGGTCAGCGCTGTAGACGCGAGGCAGTTCGATTTCGAACCAGGCTTCGCTTTTCGGGATGTTGACCTTTTTGACGTACGGCTTGTTGGATTGGTTGGGGTAGGCGGGAGATGTCCAATAGCCGTAGGGGACGATCTTGTCGCCTTGCCATTTGCCGTTTTCCATGACCCCCACGTAGCAGACATAGCCACCCCATTTGGGTTTGAGCCGTATCTTGTTAACCGGCTCCCCGAAAGTGCGTGCTCCGATCCATTCGTATGACCAGAGTTCGTTGGGACCGTTGTTCCCCATGGAGAGCCAGTAGGTGGACGTGTCCCCGTCGAAAGCATGTCGTTCCAGGTGGCCGTAGACCGGATTGTGACATCCGTACCAGGGAGTGTTCGAAGAGATGTATCCGTCTTTGCAGAGCAGGATTTGGGCTACGTTCTCACCTTTGCTCCCTTCGTGAATGATCGTCTCGCTGGTCGTGAAAGTCTCAGTAGTAGTCTCCGAGTAGGTGGCACAGAATTCAAGGGGATACTGTTTGATTGGGATGATCGGCGGGTAGAGCCGCTGTTCGATAAGCAGCTTTGAAACATCCCGACAGTTGAGCGTGATGATCCCATTGGCGTTGTACTCAACGCTGTCAATCAGCCAGGTGCCGGTGAGAATCAGTTTGGTGTCATTCCACGGGTTGACCGCCCCATCCGTTCCCCAGCCTTCGAATGTTCGAATGACCCGGTTGGGGATGAGCATGTCCACCCATACGGGGTCCTGCCCGTGTCCGAACCGGGGGAGACTTTCGGGAGTAATGCCACGACGGAATGTGTAGTAGCCAGGTTGCGCCAGATCTTTGAGGCTTCGGATGCTGGGGCCTGACGTGCCGCCAGCATGATCGAGATCCAGGTTGGCCATCAGGTCGACGGGTGTCTGGTTGAGGAAGGTCAGCGTCATGGAGGCGGCATCGGACTGGTGACGGTTGTCTCTGGTCACCGTTCTGATGTTGGGGATCTCGTAATGAGGTTGGTCTTGGCCGAAGGCGAGACTGCGCCACGGCCCGTATTTGCGAAGTGTGGCCTTCTGGATGATGGCGCGAGCAACCGGCTTAGTGTCACCGACAAACTGGCCTGCCTCCCACAGGTCCCAGAGGTCCTCGGTCATGTGTCTCACAGGACGATCACCTGTGCTGTGTAGTCGTAACGCCACGGGTTACGGCGTTTCACCCGTGTCCATTTCCACTCTTCGATGAGGATGGTCCAGGCGCTCCCCTGATCGTCTTTGAGTTCGAGGGGATAGTGCTTATCCTTCCAGAAGTCGAGATCCTGATAGAACTGCTGGCTTCCGACCGCTCCTTCGAACGTTTGTCGGCGCACCTTGTCCCTCCCCTGAAAGAGGATGGTTTGACCATTCGGTGCCGTGGTGAGTTCTGCGAGGATGTTGGAGCTTCGCCCAGCCGGATCGAACTTGTTGGGGTTCCATTCGAAAGTGAACACTTCGGGTGTCCCGGTCGAAAAGTCGGTGAGGGTCCACTGGGCCATCAGTTGAACCCTCCGATTGTGATACCTGCCCCACCTGATGCCAGGCGTTGCGCTTCAAGGTCGATCGTTCCTCCGAACGATGATTCGATCGCTGCGATGACCGCGTTGATATCCACTTCATCGGAGACGAAGATGTTGATTTCTTGTTGTCGCATGTCCTGGTAGTTGACCCCAAGGGCATCGGCTGCCAGGGCACGTCGCACTTCAAAGAGGGTGGGGAGTTGGATTTCGGTGGGAATGTTGAAAGCCTGGTTGGCGTCCTCCATGAGACCCCGGATTTGAATTTCGATCTCCCGCCAGAGTTCCTCCCCCTGTCGTGTGGTCCGGTCGATACCGGCCTGGAGACTACGGAGAGCCGCAATGTACTGGGTTCGACCAAGCTGATCAGTCTGGAACAGGAAGTCCAGGTCTGATAGACGCCGATCGTAAAACTCCCGTTGGGCGCGAGATTCGGCTTCCGCCAGAGCCTTCTGTGCTTCCAGTTTTTCGAGGTCTCCCGCCGCCCGTCTCAGAGCTTCTTGTGCTGCCTGGACATCGAGCAGCGACTGTTCAAAACTGTCGGTCAGGTCGGATGCAACACGGCGTGACAGGTCCGCCTGTCGGAGAGCCAGGTCGACAAGTCGTCTTCGTGCCTGCAACACGGCAAGTTCCGCCTCGTATCCCTGTTGGGTTTCGGCTCCCCCGAGCGCGGTGACGGTGGCCAGCCGGTCTTGTGCTGCCCTCAATTCGGCTTGCGCTGCTCGGATCTCGTCTCCGGTGCCCGCGGTGAGACGGAAGAAGGCGGCACGACGGTCAGCTTCGGCAAGCCGCTGCTGGGCAACAGTGTCTCGGAGTTCGATCTCCTTGGCGAGGATCTCCTGTTCGTCGGCACCACGCTGTCTGAGCAGTTGGATTTCCGCACGGAGAGCATTGGCGGTGGCTGCTATCGCCGCAATGTTGTCGAGTGAGCTTTTGTTCTTCAGCGTCGAGTTGCGTGCCACCAGTTGGGCGTATCGGAGTTGCTCGTCTGCGATCTGGTCGAGGATGGCTTGTACCTGGGCGTCCTCGGCGGCTGTCCGGTTGATTATCCCCGAGACGGCAATGACTGACGCGGCGACACTTTCGATGATGTTGGCGATAGTGCCACTACCGAAATCGGGGACGAGAGCTTCCGCAGTGGACCTGATCCGAGCAGCAATCTGTGCGTTGATAGCCCCTAGCAGCCGTTTGAAAGCAGCGATCCGCTCCGTGAACGTTCGTGCAGTATCCACCTCGAACTGTCGTCGGGCGACTGCCTCTTCAAGGATGGCATTGTTGTACGCATGTTCGGCGTCAACGACAGCCTGCTGGGCTTGACGCACAGCCCCCAACCCCAGATTGGGGTTATTGGCTGCCGCCTCCGCGAAATCTCTGAGGATTCTCAGTTCCGCCAGGGTTCGTATCCGATTGTCCTCAATGAGAGCAGCACGATCTAACCGGGCATCACGCTCCTGTTCGAAGACCTGCTGGTCAGTGAGGGCGATGTCAAGCAGCACACGTTCAGCCTCTTTTATGGCGGCAGGATCGCCCCCTGCTTGGGCTTGGGCGAGACCTTGGATAGCGTCCGCCCGCAATTCTCGTAGTCGTTGCCGCGCTCCGGCCAACGTCCTGAATCCGAGTTGGATGTTCGTCTGAAGACTGTTGATTTCGTCGCGGATCTCTTGCGCGGTCATCACCTCCCCCCATTCACCCAGAAGATCCGCTGCGGTTTCCATACCGGCCCGAGCCTGATCAAGGAGTCTTTGAGCAGCTTCCAGATCCGCTGGGTCTGGATCGATAGCGTCGATCCCGACGAGAGCGTTGAAGATGGCGTTGACCAACTGTTGGCTGTCCTGAAGGGAGGGGGCGAGTTCGTCTCCGGTGAAGCCGAGAGCAGCATTGAGACGCCCCACCTCGGCCTGGAGTCGGACAGCGTTGGCGAAAGCGAGTTCCAATCCGACCTGTCGTTCTTCCCGCTCAATGTTCTCTCGGGTACCGGGTTGATCTTTCAGTTGGCTGCCCAGACCAAGCAAGATCAGACCGAACGATCTGAAGTCTGCTTCCAGAGATCCGGCTGCGCCTTCTAGCGTCTCTCTCAGTTGCGATGCACGCTCTTCGAGTTGTTGAATGGCAGCTTCAGCGTCACTGACCGACCTCCCGGCTGCTTCAGCCTCTGCTTTTATCTGTGCCCTCCTCTCCAGTGCTCCGGGACCGGATGGACCTTCCTGATCACTGAAGATCCGTTCCGCAATGGACGAGAAGGCACCAAGAGCGACCCGGAACGTGGTGAAGGCACCGAGAGCCAAGAATGCCGCTCTTGCCACCCCCCCCAGTCTGAGGACAAACCCGGCGAGGAGTGGTCCGACTCGGGCGAGTATCCCTGCCAGACCGAGTTGTTGGATGGTGAGGATGCCGTTGATCACTGCGGTGCGGGCGCGTGCGAGTTGCAATCCAATCTCGGTAGTTATCGCCCCTCCCGTTGCTACCTGTCCAGTGATCAGGGCTGTAACCCATCCGCCCAGTGTGATCTTGGCCGTGTTAAGCAATCCAAGAAGGGTTACGAATGGTGCGATGAAGAGGGTTTTCAGCCCGGCACCGACTTTCCCGATCAGACCATCTGCGACTTTGATCTGACTGACAAAGGATGAGATTCCGAGAACTCCGGCCGCGCTCACTCCAATGTCCGTTGCACGGCTGGGCGCTCCCTTCAGGTTCAATCCGAGAAGACTTCGGAACACGTCGATAAGGGTGGTAGCTCCCTTCGCCTGGGCGATAAAGGTGATGCTTTTGATGATCCCCCGGAAGGAGGCTGCGGCTGTGAGAAGACCGATCATGGCAGTGAGGGCGCTACCAAGCCCGAAATCAGTGCCTGGAAGCCTGATCCGGTTAAAAAGCTCAACCAGGTTGAGCAGCCCTGTGGTGAGGGCGTTGAGGGTCTTCAAGATGAGTTCGAGTCCTGAAAGCAGGAGACGGATCGGGGTGATGATACCGAGACGTTCTAGATTCTGGGCGAGTTCTTGGAATTCGGTGGAGATCCCCTCGATCGTCCCCTGGACTGTGGCAAGAAGGGTACCAAGTCGGTTTTCGGCTGCTCCTGTCGCATCGTCCACCTGGTCGATGATGTCACCTACAAGGCCCTCGCCTGCGGCCTGGAAGAGGGCTGTGACGAAGGCGGTTTCTCGTCGTTGACCGATGATCTGTGCGATCCGATTTTGCAGTTGCTGATCGAGGCTGGCGAATTGGTCAGCGATCTGGAAGAAAACCTCCCGTCCGCCTTCGAAGAAGTCGATTGGCCGGAGGAAGAACTCATCGAAGTCGTTGGCAAGAGCGAGAAGCTCGTTTCGTACCTCTTCAGTCTCGATTGATGAGAATGCCCGCCCGAGACGATCGGATACTTGTGCACCAGTTTGGGTGGTTCTCCGAACTGTGGCGGCGACAATGGCGAATGTCTCGTCGATTGTGAATCCCAAGGTACGGAAAAGCTCAGCGATTCCGCCTGCTCCCTCCAGCACATCCTCGACGGAGATACCGAACCGTTGCTGGATGATGGTCGCCTTGTCCAGCGCGTCGGCATACAACTGGGCTTGACGCCGCTGCCGCTCCTGGTCATCGGTGATGTGGGAGAGGGTCAGGCTGTACGCTTCTGCAACCCCGGTGAGTGCACGTAGGGCTTCCGCCTGGGAGATGGTGGCGACACGGGTAGCGAGAACTTGTGCTCGTGTCGCGATCATCGCAGCTTCAACATCCCCGAACCGGGACACCATCTGGAAAGCCGCCGCATTGACTTCGGTGGGCAAGGTATTGAAATCATCTGCGATTTGGAGGACTTGGCGGCGGACACGTTCTAGCGCACGTTCGAATTCGGCGGTACCCCTCTCAGCTTGGATGTCGAATTCAAGAGAGGTGGAGATGTCAGCGAAGGTGCGTTCCACTTCGACCGCAGCATCGAAGAACTGGCGAAGCAAGCGTTGAGTACCGAAGAGGAGAGCACCAGAAATGGCGAACTGGAGTGTGGCCGTGAACCTTCGTCCGAAATCTCGTGCGGCTCCCAACAGAACACGATTGAGAAGACTGACCCCCGCCAGCAGTTCCTCTTCATTGAGACGTAGAGGAATACCCTCGGTGGGAAACTTATCCACGGTCTGGAGAAGCTCACGAGCACGGATGGTGGCTGTTGAGAGACGCTCCCCTTCCGCCGGATCGAGTAGCGAAATGTCTCGACCTTCGAAAGCGGCAAGATCTGCTTCCACTTCAGCTAGCTGACGTTGAATGTCCTCCCCGAAAACATCTCCGAGCACGTCACTGCTCGCATCGAATTCGGTGAGTAGCTGGTTGATCTGCCGTAGACGGTTGAGCACCTCCGTTGCGCCACGCGACAGCCCTGTCCCCCCAGATTCGATCGACGCCATTTGCTCCAAGTTGGCCGCTCGCTGCTGTTCGAGCGTCGTGACAGCGACAGTGGCCCGAAGCTCTTCTTCCCTAGCCGCCGCAAGTCGACCACGTATCGAGTTCTGCACTTCAAGCAGAGCGTTAACTTCGGCTTCCGAAGCCGTCCCCGCGAACCGTCCCGCCTTCTTCAGGTCTAATGCCGCGGCTTGTGCCTGTATCTGCGCAATCTCACGTTCTGCGTTGACCTGCCGCTGCTTGGCTGCCGTGACCTGGGCAGTGAGACTGATCTCCTCTTTGAGTAGAGCGGCTGCCTCCCGTGGCACACCCTGTGAAAACCGGGCAATCGTCTCAGCCAACTGTTCGCGTAGCTGGATCTGACGCTGGGTAAGTTCATTCTCCCGCTGTAGGGTGAGTTCCCGAAGACGCGTCCCCCCAGGACGAATGTCCCTGACCCTCGCTAGGAGACTGGCTCGTGTAGCTTCGAGCCGGTTGGTGTACTCGGCAAGGTTGGCTTGACGTTGCCGCTCCTGGCTGAGTCTTTGTTCTTCAGCGAACTGGATTTGTTCGAGTCGTATCGTCTCCTCGTTGAGCGCGTTGATCCGCTCTCCGAGTTGCTGTTGGAGTTGCCGCTGTTCGGTGAGGCGGGCAGCAGCTTCCGCCTGAACTCGATCTCTGACACCAATCGTCGAAACCTCACCTGGTTTCAACCCAGGTACGGCTCCTGCTATCTGTTCTGTGACCCGCTCCCCGAACCGAAACCTGCTGAGAGCCTCAAGCTCGGTGGTGAACCGAGCACTCGCCAACTCGGTCTGGAGTTGGACGATCTGGCTTCTAAGATCACGAACAGTCTTCAGCGACTGTCTCGTCCCAGCTATGAACTGGTTGAAAAACCGTTGAAAGCCTTCACCAAGCTCTCCCGCTTGGCCTACCTCACGAATGTGACGCCGAAACTCTTCAACCCGCTGGATGATGCGGTCGAGACCTTCTTCATCGAATCTGAACAGGAATTGCTCGGCCACGCACTACCTCGGGATGAGTTTCTCTCGTACTTCTTCTGCCAACTGGTTGCCCATGGAGGGCGTCTCGTCCGCCTCGTCGTAGGTCGACGACTTTCCTGTCGTCTTCCGCTTACGGCGTCGGTCTACATCCTCAAACCAGTTGTCCAGCAGGTCGCCACTCCACCAAATGTGGCGTGGTGGAACCTCATCCTTTGGCAGGTTCTCGTGCCAGCTTATCACCATGAGCGCCTCGTTTACCGCATGCACAAGAGCCTGGGACGACTTGTGGATTCCTTCCGGCCAGAAAGGTCCTCCCGCTCCCCGCTGTGCCCGTATGAGGCTCAGGAAAGGAGGGGAGTGAGCGAGTTTTTTAGGGCCTCCACGTCGATGTCGACTTCGTTGAGACCGTCCATCAACTGCTCTTGGACAAGCTGGGGTAGACCTTTGATCTGACTGACGTTCCTGAAGTACAGACGGCTGTGATCTGCCATGTAGCGGGTGGCATAGAAAAGCTGTTGGAACTTGAAAGTGGCGAACCAGACCATGTCGCATTCGAGGGCGATTCGCTGTTCGAGCATTTGCTCGCGGAGCTTCTCGATCCCGTGAACCGCGATTTCGAGTCGTTTGTCGGCAGCAAGCTCATCACGACGGGCTTTCACTTCGACTTCGAATGTCTCTTGGATCTTGGAGAGCCGGACGATCTCCTCGTCGTCGTCGGGGTTGACGATGTTCGTCTCATCCACGTTGGCCGCTTTGAGTTCATTGTTGCGCTGGTTGATTTCGGCGTACCGATCCGAGATCGCGCCAAGGAGGTCACTGTATTTATCCCCCTCGTTTCCCCAATCAGACCCGAACTCCTCGGAGAAGAGCACTTCGTTGAGAGCTTGACGTTCCAGCATTCGCCGCTCTTTCTCAAGCAGGGCTTCAACAAGCTCCTCTTTGTCCAGGGCGTTCGTTTCCTGGACAAACGCCATCCGCTCTCCTGAGTTCTCCTCGGAGAGTTCATAGAAGCGGCGCGCCCGAGTCGCACGTGCATTGTTGAGGCATTCCTGATGCTGGTCAGGGGAGGGTCTTTCGATCCAGACCTTGGTTTCGGGCTTGCCTGGATAGACGATCAGCACCTCTTTCCCGTTCTCAAAAAGGTCTGCCAGGTGCGCTTCTACAACAGGACCGATGTCCGTCATTCTTCCATCCTTCCTATGAACGTTTCACAGCATACAAGAGAAGGAACCCCGTAGGGTTCCTTCTCGTTCCTCTGTTGCTGTTGCCGCTAGTGAGGAATTCTATGGCATGTCACCCTTGTACACGTCAAGGTCTCCACCAGCCGACGTGAAGTTGAAGTCCACTTCGAGCTTGTTGCCGACCTGTCCTGCGATCGCTTCAGGGTCGAACTGGGCGTCGGGGACGTTCAGTGTCTGGATTGTCGTACCGTCCACAGGTGACTTGACCAGGAGTCGCACGTCGATCTGCGGTGGATCGGACACAGCGTTCACGATGTCGGGTGATGTGATGCCGTGGGCGGCGAGGATCTGATCGAATAGGGCTGCCGCGGTGGCTGCCTTCATGGTGATGGTTCCTGTCACATCCGGCACGTCGAAATCCTGGTCTACGACGTTGGGGTTGTTGAACTCCTCGTCGCGTTCCAGGGTGGCTCGCCACTCCACCGACGCCGACTGGACCCCAAGCCATGAGGTTTGTGTCGCCCCGAATTGGACTTCGATGTGACGACCTTTGACGGCTGCTGGTGTGGCCGCAGTGACAGCCTTGTGAACACCTTGGGCGTAGGTGGCGGCTGCCGCATTTCCGTAGAGGATGTAGATGTTGGTGGTTGCCGGGTATGTGGCGGTGGTGGTGACCGCTGTGGCGGTGTTGGTGTAGTCCACCCCGAACCGCAACCTCGTCCATGTTGACGGTGTGGTCAGGGTGTCTTCAATGAGCACACCGAGAGCGAACCAGTTGTTCCCGTCGATAACCGATTTGAGGGACGGACCTGCGACGCCTCCGGTACCGGCACCGTAAGTGAATTCTGTGGCTATCCCGTCTCCGACGAAAACCTCTCGGTAGACCGAACCGGGTACGTAGAAGATCGAATCACCACGGAGACCTACTGTGAGTGCTCCGGCGTTGTCCAATGAGAAGTTGTAGGCGAGCGACTCGACGTTGAGGAACGGGATGATGAGACCCCGCACTGTGGTGAACAGGCCCTCTCCCTTGAACGGTGAGATGATGTCGAGGGGAGAGATGTCGATTTCAACATCGTATTTGGTACCGGCTGCATCGCCTGCCCCTGCGTTGAACAGGATTTCGTGCATCTCGGTGCCCATGTCGAACGTTTCCATTTCGAACGACAGGTCGGGAATATCGCGGATTGTTGCGACAGCCTGGTAGTTGCCGAGTTCCTCGATGCGCTCAGTGTTGACGTTCACCGACCCGGCACCAGCGGACTGGATTCGATCGACTAGGAACCCGTTACCAACGTGGAGGATTTGGCCAGCCTTGATAGCCATCGTTCACCGTCCTTCTAAACCTTTAGGTCAACCGTCAGGCTAGCACACGTTCGTGCGAGCGTTTGTCCTCTCAGCGGCGGAACTCCCCGAAGATGTCCTGTATCGCCTTCTCGTATTTGTCGATAATCAACCGCCCTTCCGGCCCTGCGACAGAGTCCCATGCCCCTTGAAGAAACTCTTTCTTCTCGATCGGTTTGGCTGGTGCTGTCAACCGGACGTTGCCTCTACCGCCTTCTGTTTCAGTACGACGACCCGGCTCGAAACGAACCCGCCGTTGGCCGATCGGACCAAGCGGTCCCCGCGCACGACGCGCCCCACCGGCTCCCAAAGCGCGCGCCCGACGTGAAAACTCCCCGAGCAGAATGAAGGTGTCCCCTGCGGTTCGTCCGCGGAGTGGCTGTGGTGTACCCCCCTGGATGAAAAGGCCGGTGGGAAGGATGTTGGTGACACCGATGGCTTCGTCACCGTATTCGAGTCGACGCCAGTGTGCGGCCCTCCGGTTGAGTTCGGCTATGTCGGGAAATCCGACCCCTTTAGCCTGCGCCTCTCCTCCACGATTGATGATCCTCGTCTGGATGGCGGCTTTCCGTCCGTGTTTCCCGGTGAGCGCCCCGGTGAGCCTGAAACCGCTACGGTTGCCTGACTCCCAAGGACGTTTGATGCTGGCTTGGAGGATACGTTTCGCCTCGGTGGTGAGTTGAACGGCCACCTGTTTGTGGATGTCATCGATTTCTGGACCGGCGAACCGTTCGAGACCGAGGCGGAACTTGAAAGCGGGGTCACCGATCAGACGATACTTTATAGTGACCATCGATCCTCCTCAGTATCGTGTGGATGTCCGTGAGCGCTTCTGCCCAGTAGTCGTTGATGATGCCGGTGTCGGCGGCGACCATGTCCATGGCCAGGTCCTGGTATTCACCCATGACCGCCATCACCCGGCTGCGTGTTTCAGCTTGTAGCTCTTCGGGTAGGTGCTGGTAGACGTTGCTTTCCAGCCAGTTGAGCAGGGTGGCGACAGCCCGGCGACCTCTCTGGGCCAGAAGATTCTTGGCGTAGCTGTTGTCTCGGCTCATACGGGAACCCTCCCATAGTCGATGACGGAGAAGGAGATCACATACCAGTGTTTCTGCCATTTTTGGACGGCCCGGTCGGGTTTGCGCTTGTCGATGTCCTCCTGGATTTCAACCGTGAACACTTGAGGGTCCAAAGCCTGGGAGTAGTCGAAGACGGGTTGGATCTGGTTGGCGGTCAGGTAGTTGTAGATGTCTCCACGCAGGTGGCGTCCGATAGCGTCATCCTCCGCGAAGAAGTCGATGAAAAAGACGATCTCGTGGTCTTCGGCGGTGTTCCCCATCTCCGTGGGCACACCCCCGCTGTCACCCATCGAGAAGGCGAGCGTGTTAAAGGCGACATCCGCGTTCTCGTCTGGGAATTCGTCGATCATGGTGATCGGAATGTGCTGCCTCCCGGCATCGAACCATCCGAGATCCGCGAGGGCGGTTTGGATCGCGTTAAAGAGGCTTTCGTGGATCAGCCGATCACGTAGTCCACCATCAGGCGGCATTTCCTACCCCCACCCGTTCGACATCACAACTGGCGCAATCCAAACACATGTATTTCCCCGGTTGTACCTCTTTCGGTACACGCTTGTCAGGCGTGTAGTCGTGTAGCTCATTGTCATGCCAGCAGAACTGACAAATCCGATCCTGCCACCCGTTCATTCTGTGTCTTCCGCTTGGAAGTGGGCCTGGTAAATAGAAAGCCCACCAAGACCGACCGTTGGGTAGAAGTAGCGGAACCACCAGCGCGTATTGGCTGGGCCGATGATCAAATAAGACGAGTCAACCACACCAGGTAGATCAGTTTCCGTCAGAGTCACGACGACAGTGCTGGGGAAGAAGTCACCCACTTCGCTGTGTTGAGCACCTGTGCGCCCCAGGGGTGAATGAAACTCGTAAGCGCAGATCGGTTTTACTGGGGCTGGCTGAACCTCGGTGTCTGGCGCTGTCGTCCAGTCCCACGGCTTCCCTTCTATGTCATGCTCAACCCATGACACCTGTTTGGCGAAGTAGAAGGTGGGTTTCTCCGCATCATCCTCCGGGAGGCCGAACACCATGGTCCGCCGTAGCTGTTGTTCGACAGTGGACGGGATGATCGCGATCGCTTCCAACCCGCCGTGCGACTCGGCCATGAGGCTCTCCTATCGCGGTCGTACTGCCCGTTCGGCTTTGAACGGCTCAGATTGGATTTCGGGCGGTGGGATGACCTCCCGTTCCACAATCTTCATCGGCTTGCCGTCAGGGCCGATCGGCCTGTCGGTCAGGTCTTCGATCCTCTGTTTGGTCAGGTTGACCAACGACTGTGGAGCATCCTGGAGGACCACCTCTTCGAGGATGCGCTGGCCGGTGACCATCGAGGAGAGACGCTCCAGCATCGCTTCGATCGGAACCGGATCTCCGGCGACAGCCTCCGCTACAGCCGTTTCGATCTCCGCATCGGTGACACTGTTCGGAGAGTCGATCTCGGCTTGAATCGTGTCGTCGGTCACCTTGACCAAAACGAACGTCCCGTTGCGGAACATGTCCGCCTTGGCTGATTGGGCTGCCTGCTGGTTGAGTTGACGCTCCAATGGTGTGATCGTGAAAGTGCGGCCCGCCTGTACCAACCCGTGGGTCTGGTTACCGAACATGTCAAGAATCAGGTAATAGCGCAGACCGGGAGACACATTCTTCCAAAGCTCCCGTTCCACTGTCGTCCTAGTAGTCATTCTTCCATCCTTCCTGCGAACATTTGACTACGATACCATTCGCGTTTTCCAGTTTCACGCATAAGAGAAGGCCCCCGATATCGGGGGCCTTCTCGTCTCAGATCACCAGGATCAGCCTTACGGGGTGATGCTGGTATCGACGATGCGCCGTGCCCGTTCTGGACGGTGTACGACACCACCGAAGTCTTGGCGTCCCAGGTAGTGCCAGTACCAGTTGTCGTCTTCGACGTATTCCTTCGACAGGAGTCCTCCGTAGAAGGCGAACTTGCCGAAGTCTTCCGACATGACCCACATTTCGTTGGCCGGGATGTGGGATGCGCCTTCCTCGTCCTTGAAGTTGCGAGCCTGGACAATGCTGGACCCTCGGTAACGTCCCAGGCGTCCCCGTGCTCGGATCTCCTCCAGGGCCTCATCTGCGAAGCCTGGGAAATCTGCGATCTGGTCGACCATGGTCGAACGACCGAAGACGGTGACCACACCGCTGTTCGACTCGTCGGCCACTTCCCGGATCGCCTGGTCAAGGGCAGCCTTGCTAACCCCGACACCTTCGATGAAGTAGGGAGAGCCGGTCGTGATCGAAGCCTGGGCCAGGCTCTTGATCGCGTTGGTGGTGCCCCAGTCGAGACGCCGGATCGCAAGGTTGCGTAGACGGCTGACCGTCTCAGCGAACCCACTGCGGAGCTTGTCCTCGAACTCGTACACGTGGAATCCCAGCGTGTCACGAGGCAAGGTGATGGTCTCACTGACCAGTGCGCTCGCCTCGATGTTCCCACCTTTGGCGATGTAGAAGACCTTGAGACCTGTCATCTCTTCGAGGTACACCCTGTCGTCGAACCCAACACGCTCCACATCCACGATCTCATCGAAGAATGTCTGGAGTTCGAAGCCCTCCAGAATCGACTCGGTGAGCAGGGCTGCCATCTCCCGACGCCATTCGGGGTCATGCCAGTTCTCGCGGGCGAGTTCGTTGATCTCCTCACGGAGTTTGCGGGCTGCCTCCCGCTCTTCGGGAGTGCGACCCTTGTTGTCGAGCAAACTCTTGACGCTCATTTCAGGTCTCCTTCCTAGAGCAGAAGCTCTGCGTCGCAGGTGTTAAGGGCGTTGTCTGCATAAGTGACACGCATGAACGCCTCGGCCAAAACTGCTGTTTCCGCCCAGTTCCCGGCCACGGCATCCCAGGCGAGCAGGTTGTCTGGAGCCAGGTCGCCTGCCCCGTCAAAGCCGAGAGCGGCCACCATGACCTGTTCCACACGGGTGGCGGGGAAGTTCAATCCCGCTTCGGGGGTGTCGGCTTCAGTGTTGCGGAACCACACTTTGACTCCGGGGCCTCGGATTATCTGGACCATGCGGCCTCGTGGGGCCGTGTTGAAATCCTGTACGAGAGAACCTGCCGGTGCTCCGACGTAGGTCTGCGAATCGTGCTCATACCAGAGCAAACCGACAAGACCCAGAATCCCGGCTCCTCCCAGATCGTTGGGGCCTGCGCCGTCGATCTGACGGATCTCCTGCGGATCGGTTGTGCTGTTCGGGTCGAGTTCGACTCCCGTACCGAGTACCAGGTCAGCGGCTGCCGGGGCACGGAACCGCCCTTCACGAACGATGTTCGTGAAACGCCGCATCCCGAAGTTACGAGTTGTTGTGCTAGAACCCATTGCCTATACCCCCTTTCAGGCGCTCAAGCCCGCGAGGAACTTCCTCATGGACTCCGTCTCGGTGCCTGCGCTGCCTGCGGTCTCCCGAGTTCCGTCAATGCTGGAAGTCGGCGGCTTTGGAGGCTTCTTGGTTCCCTTGCCGTCATCGTTGGCGCTTGCCGCGCTTTCGGTGACTGCCTTGAAATCAGCGAGAAGGGTGTCGAAGTCCTCTTCGGACATCTTCGCCCAACCTTCTTTCCGTTCTGCGATCTGCTCGTCAGAAAACTCGGTGACCTCGGTCACCTTCACGGCTCGCTCGTCAGCCAATGTGGATAGGCGTTCCTTTTCGTCACGCTCTTGGATCTGAGTTTCGAGGGTTGTGACCTTGGTTTGAGCCTCGGTGAGTTCCTCTTCCTTCGCCGTCAATGCAGCCTTGGCCTGAGCCAGTTCGGTCTCGGCTTCGCTGCGCGCCTCCTGGGCAGCCTTCGAACGGGCGGACTCAAGGAGAGCGTCCACAGACTCTTGGTCATAAACCTTCTCGGTACTCACCTTTTCCTCCTTCGAGGCTTTCTCCCGGTTGTCAGCGCAGTAAGGGCAGTCGGCCAGACATTCCGCACTTTCAGGCAGTTCGGCCTTCAGCTTGTCATGTTCTGCTTGGCCTGGCCTCATGTGCTGCCATCCTTCGTACGAGAGAAGAGTAACACATCGAATTACAACTGAGTGCTTCTCAGCTTGTAGAGATGTTCGAGTGCTATCCGCTCATTGTCCGACAACCCTCCAGGTAGTTGGCTGTATGCCACCGGAGAACGGTCAGCGTATTCGCGTGCTGCTTTAGCCACCTCTTCGATGTCTGCGTCGGCCCAACCCGGCTCGACTGGCGGGAAGATGAGAGCGCCACCGTGGAACACCGGATTGATAAATCGTCGTGGGGCTGTCTTCGATCCTTCGAGATGGGCGCAGAAACGTGCGGCTGCCCATTCGTAAGTGTTGTTACAGGTCAGGCACTGCTTCGCCTCACCAGTGCATTCCATCGAATACCAGAGCTTCCCTTTGTCGTGGGCGTCGCGGGCGGCATCTGCCACCTGGGGGAAGTTGGATGCCCAGATGAGGGACAGAGCCTGGATCTCTGGCAGCAGTTCTCCCTCGGCTGCGGCTTCCCGGTGGACGAGCTTGGTTTCGACAAA